GGACGATGGATTCTCTTCTTTGCTAAAGTAGGAATCTGGACTGACGTGCCCATTGAGGTAATCTATATATGCAAAATGGGCTTCCTCTGGTGTATAGAAATGCCCCAGGTACTGATATCTGTCTCCTATCCATATTCGGGACATCCATTTACCGTCCCCAGAGCTTAGCGCCCCTAGTAGACCGGATTTACTGTTGCTCCTTGCGGAAGTCCGAGGAGTATTTCTTTTCTTCGTCCCACGCGATGGATGCGTTAATGCTCGCTGATACATCGCTTTGACTATTTCATCCGGTAGTCCAACGTTGGACATGTCAACTTTTCCCACTATTACGTTTGCTGTTCTTTCTCTTTGCTGGTGATGGTTTTCTAATACCCAAGAATTTATTATGATCCACTTTTTGCTTTGTCTTTCTGCGACGAAACTCATCATCAACAATTTTCTTTTCTTTGGGGTCGGTAATATCGTACATATGCTGAACCATAGACTATGACTCCTTGATCCCTGATCTTCCATCTCCCTTGGTATATTGAGATGGAGATTTTTGGGCAGTTGTCGCCCTTCCGCCTGTACCCTTAGGACCGCCCTTCGGCCCAAGGTTAGGAGTGTTGCTCGATTCGCCTTCCATTTCTTTCTGTATCTCTATCATCTGCTTCTTTTCCCATACCCATTGCTCAAAATCGTTCGTCACGCCTTCCGGTGGAGATCCGAGATTAAGCCCCAAGCGAAGGACTTCATTCATCTTACGGAAGCTGATAGGCGCACCCTTCTGCCATGCGTTCATAATCATCAGCTTGTGCGTGGTCTGCACTATCTCATGTAAGGTTCCTGGCTGCATCGTCCACTTGACGTGATCCGCCATCCATCTCGCTCTTTGCATATCGCTATAGATCGACGGCTTGTCTTTGTACTCTCCCGGAAGGTGAGATGGAATAAGGTTTCCCGGCTGGTAGTCAAAATTAACCGTGACGATTCTATCCGGCCCCATGATCTGCAAAAGTAAGGGAGTAGTCCAATACTGGAAAACGTAGTACTTGAACATGTCGGCCAGTTCCCGCATCGCCCGTTCCATGTCCCTTGAAATTCCCTTGACTATCGGCCCCGCCATCTCCATGGCTTTTTCCATGGAGTCCGAAGATCCTCCAAGTTTCATCTTCGAGAGCGCGGCAATGTCCCTCACTCCCATCTGGTAATCCATCTCTCCGGATAGGTAGGTACGGAAATCAGGGACAAAAGAATCGACTACGTTAAAAGCCTTGTCAAACAGGGTGCTCATTGCTCCCTGCGATCCTACCTCTTGACCGTTGTAACCAATCCTCTGCCCCTGCACGTCGGCCCTTACCGTCTTGGCCTTGTCCGGACCAATAGCTCTGGAGTTATAGAGCAAAGTCGGATTAAATCGGTTGTCAATCGTCTGATCTGTAATGCGGTCAATTTTGTTGATGACCTCATGAATAGGCGCGGCGTCGTGAACCATGGAAAATTCCGCAAACGGCCACGGGTCGGCGCAAATCTTAACCAGGGGTACTTTCCCATGCCAGTCCCACTGCGGTCCGTCATAGACAATTTCCTTGTCCGTTCCAACCAGAAGCCTTCTGCCGGGGAAGATGCGGCACTGTTTAGGAGTAGCTGGTTTATAAGTATGCTCTCCGCGTTCGTCGTATCCCGCAGGAATCATTTCTCCCACACTGGGAACGTCATAGCTCCACGGCATCTTGTGGTCTACTTCCCGTTCAACTCCTTCGGCTATTTTTTCCTTCCGCTTCTCGTATCCCATTTTCATCGTCTTGCCTGACTTGTTGATGGACAGGTCTAAAACGAACTGATAGTAAAGCCTTACGGTCGGATTTTTTGCCGTGCTCTTTTCCGGCTCTGAGGAGAACACGTCATGGATTACGTCCTGCGCCTTTTGCTTGATTCTCTCTACCCACCCACGCGGGGTTTCCCGGTCGGGCTTCAATTCCTTCTGAAAGTCCGGCCAGAGGGCATGAGCCAAAAACATCGGCAAGTCTTTGATGATCGTGACGGTGTAGGCTTCCTGAAATCTTCCGTTGTCAGGGACTCCGGTCATTACCACGTCAAACCATGACATCGGAATCAGGTCTGTGATCGCTTCCCCATGGCCTCCGGGTACTTCTCTCTGACAAATTTCCAGCCACCCGCAGGGGGTAATCGAGGCCCACTTCAGGCATTCTTTTAACTGAAGATCGACAAACGTATCGTAGAACCAGAATTCTCCTACACCGTTCATTGTTTCAGCAGTATCGAAAGAATCTCTGCTGTTTGAGTGATACGCCGGGTTCCATCTGATCTCAGAAAGGGAATTAACCATCTCGCGGATGTTGCGCTTGAGGCGGTTGGTCTGCGCCTTGGAGTATTTATGCTTTCTCTGTTTTTCCGCCAGTTCATCGGTAGGCTTGCCGGAAAGGATGCGGATGGATTCTTCTAGCTGCTCGTAACCGGGGGAAGATTTCTGGTACTCGTAACCGTCGTTGATCTGTTGCTTGAAAAATTCATGTATTTCTTTCTTGTACGCAACGCCGAATTTTGGTATCTGCCAACTTCTCCGTATTGTCTCGTCGGCCATTTACGTTCCTAACCAATGCAAGGTAGATTCAGCTTTGACTTCTTCCCGGTTTCTGGCCTCTTTGTCCAAGACCTCAAGCATGTACCCTACCATGTCGCGCTCGTAGTTTGACTTGGGATTAGACAGAACTCGCAATAGATGTTCCCTTGGGTTTCCCTGCGCTTCGTCAAGGTACTCGGTAACTTCATGGTCGCCCTCGAACTGCCTGCGGATATCGGAGGTAATTTCCCGCTGCAAGGCTTTGGCTTCGGTAAGGTTTTTGACTTCAAATCTCTCGCGGCCTTCGGGAACCATGGACGGGTCAGGCGGTATACAGATTTTGTTTTCTTCGTCCCGATAGTAAACCGTGCGCTGATAGTACCCGCCTTGAACTACATCCGTTGACTCGATTTCACTCTTCAGCTTGTCCAACGTTAGACTTTTACGCAGGGCCACGGTAACACGATGGTTCTTGGGGAACCAGCGTTTCCTCCCGCCGCCGATTTCCGCCCAGCAACTTCCGTCTTCGCTCCAATCAACTTGGGCCATATCGAGCTATCCGCCTGACTCTAGTTTCAGTCCTACGCTCTTGGCGAACGATTCATCGTGCATTTCTACCGCAGTTACCGGCTGACCCAGAAGACAGACCTTGAACCAATCTACGAATCTCGAACCTGAAGTGTCGCTGATAGCCATTCGTATAGGCTGTAAAGGCTGATTGAAGGTTGACAGTTCAAGGAATATATCCGCTCCTTCCGTGACTGCTTTGCGCTGTTCATCCGTCAGCGTCCAGCGGCTAATAACCGCCCCGTGTGGCCCGTTCGCTCTCAATGTGCGGAGAGGAATATACTCTGGCTGATTGGCCGCATATACGGTTTCCTGATTTTCTAGGCCGTCCACTACTGGGCCATTTCTCGGACTGAGATAGTCAAACATTTTTACGCTCCTTCTAATAAACGTAACTTAAGGGGTCGCCTTCCGATTCGTCTCCCGCATTCGGAAACTTGCTATGGTCTTCCATTTGAAATCTTCTGGCTAGGAGTGTAGCACCTGAATCCTTTTCTGTCTTGTCTTCTGTTTTTTCCTCTTTCTTTTTGGGCTTCAGGTTTCCCTTGATACGAGCAATGATGGCCTCATGCGCGTGACTCACCGTGTATGCGATTCCAGCGGCACAATAAATATCGTTGTTCTCTCCCGAGGCATGGTCGTATTTCATCTTGCCCGATTCTGACTCTTCGCCTTCCGTATTTTCCAGCTCGTCTATGAACTCCTGAAAACTTGCCTCCAGCCATCCCGTCTTTACCGCGTGTTCAAGATTCTCCATCATGTACTGGCGGCTCCATCCCGTCGTCACCCATCCCCGTCTCTGCGGTTTCCATCCCGGAGGTCTGCGGATATCAAACCTGTCCATGTAGTACAGATTCACATATCCCACGGCAGCTAACTGGTCGGAAATAAAGTCCCCTACGCTGATCTGTACTTCCGGGGCAATCTTCGCCTCCCGCTCCGGCATGAACTGCCCGTAATAAGCACCAAGGCAATTAGCGAAACCAGGAGTCTCTGGGGATAACATGTTAGCGGTGCAAAGCAGGGCTACAGGTTTGTCTGGTTCGTCTCCCTTGCCCACCTTATTGACAAAATACACTGTCCGGTTCTGCCCGATACCCGAGCCAACGTCAATCCCTATGACGTAGGTGTATCCCGGTTTTGGGTGTTCGCAAATTTGCAGGTAGAAGTCCAGGTTCTTTTCCTTCGGCCTTTCCCTCAACGGAATAAGTTTCCAGTTCCATACCCGGTCATCCATCGACATCCACTGAATATCGATTCTTGGCAGTGAGTGCGACTGGTAATCCGTCAGGTGAAATCTATGGTCTATCCCGTCACCGGCGAAAGCGTAGAACTGGATCTTGTCGGCCTTGCTCTTGGCAATTTCTTCTAGTTCCGCCTGCGAGAAAACAGACCAGCGTTTCGACTGGAAACAACTACGCTCGTCACTGGCGAACTCTGCCAGGAATTTCTTATAGGAACTGTCTTTTCTCTTGGCAATGTTGTATCTGTGCTCCCAGCACCACATCTGCTCTAAGGGCATTTTCCAGTTCGCGCCCATGTGCTTACGGAGTAACGGAGTAGTCGCAACGTAAAGATTGGCGTCTGCGGCCTGCTTGATTGTTTCTTTTAGCGGCTTCCAGTTTTCCGGTATGGGATGGTTTCTCAGCCAGTCTAACGTTGGATATTTGTCATGACCTACATACCACGGAAGGAATAGGCAGGTGAAATCGTTCCTGCCGTCTTTCTCTCCCTCGCGCTCTTTCAGCCAGCGGTTATGCCACCAATCGCCCTTGCGCCGCGCCGTTCCTTCCAGTACCACAAAGGTTCTCTTGTTTTCGTGCATGGCATTCAAGAGAGACGCTTCTATGGTTTCTTCCGGGTCTACCAAGTAGGGGCATTCCGACATGTGCGCGGCGACCGGGGTATCGCCACGGGGATCATGCTGCAAGAGAATGTCGGAATTTATTTCCCCGAACGCTGGCCCCTGCTTTACGTTATTACGAGTCAACTTAGGCTGCATCCACAGCGGCATCATCTCCAGCCCCAGCCAGATCATGCCGCACATTTTTTCCGTCTTATCGTCCTGCGCCGAAGATACTACACAGTGCGAACCTTTGATAAATACGGCAATCCAGAGGATGATCGCCTCTACCAGAGTAGACATTCCTAACTGGCGGGCCTTCAGGTTGAGGATTTTTATCGGCAACCTTCTCAGGTCTAGGTCTGCCAGGATGTCAAGGAATATCCTCTGCGCGGCCAATATCTCCGGCCTGCGGATTTTATTTGATGCATCCTTGATGAAAAAATATCGGTAAAACCAGTACACGAAAGAGATGGAACAAATATACTTTTCGTTCTCTATGAATCTGGCTTCTTCCTGGGTGTACTTGAAATCCTGCGGCTTGTCTTCAGGGTTGCGGGCGTAGTATAGATTTTTCCCGTCAGAACGCTCAAGAGACTTGAAGTGATCGTACCATCGGATACAGGTCTCTACCGGGTACTCAGTTATCTTCCGCTTCGTCTTCGCTTCCAATAGCGATTTCTTTTCCGAGATTGTCTGAGGATGAAACACGCGGCAATAACGGAGGCTCCAACTCCGACAACACTTCATCCACAACCCCTGCTACCTCAACATGGCTGGGAATGTTGATCCTAACATTGTTCTGCTGTTGCTGGAACCTGTTTCCAATCATGATATTTCTCTGGTTCACCGGAACCGGGGCCACGCCTGTAGTTTGCAGTAGCAGTCTTGCATGTTGGAACCCGTCCTTGCCTTTGGCGTGTTTGGCCGTCTTGGACATGACCGAAGGGGATTCGGTAGCGGCAATCATCTGCGACTCTATGGCCTTGGCCTTGGAATAAAATTCACAGATTACCCCGGCCATCTTGAACGGGTCTTTACACTTTGCCGCCGCTATCAGATGGTCAATGGTGATTACTTTCTGAAGTGATGGATTCAAGCGGTCGTAGTAAGCGCAAATCAGTTGCGCGTTTCCATCTTCGCTTGACCTGAGGCAGGTAATGATTTCCTGTAGTCCAACGTTAGACATGAGAACGGATATTTTTGTCACCGGCTCATAGGTGTCAGGGAGTTCAAGAGCACGGCAAGCGTAGACGATCTGAGAGAGGCGGGTCATTACGCGGCTTTATTCCAGTTCCATAGCATCCGATTTCCCTTAGCCGGAATAGGCGGTTCAAAAACTTCGACCATCTCAAGATGCCACGCATATCTTCCGTCCTCGTAATTTCCAAATACACGTTCACGGTTGCATATTTCTTCTCTCAGCATGGCGTCTATTTCTTGCACGTCGGTTAGGCGTACTATACATAGGACTTTCCCGTAAGGTAGACCTCTAAAAATATCATCAACATGCTTTCCGCCGCGGTCGTCCCTGTCCCGGCGAACACTAAATACCTCCGCTAACTCATCACGGAAAGGGTCGGTACTAGAAGAAGCCCCAAGCCATGCGGGAGGAATTTTAGCCGCTGAATGGATGGCAATCTCTCCCCGATATTTTGTACTCCAGCAGCGTGTTTCAATGCGCTTGACTTCCATCGCTACAAGAGAAGCCCACGGCTGCCAAAGAGTCAACGCTTTCATTCTTCTATCCCTGCGCTTTCATCCACTTCTTCCGGCAAAGTGACTTCGCTTACTTCCGTGACCAAAAGCGGCTCATGGGACTTCTCGAAGTCCGCAGGCTCCAGTCTGGCCATTATCCCTTCCATGGCCGTAGCGATGCGTTCTAGGGCCGTTTCCGTGCGTTTGGAGCCTATTCTAATGACCCTTACCAGTGGCACGGCTAACCTCGCCTTGGGTTAGACACTAACTGGCCTCCGCACTTAAAACATACAGCGCGAACTTTTCTTCCAGTTACCCCGTCCGTGAGTGGAGCGAATTGTTCTTGTCCGCATTTCAGGCAGGAACAGAAACGATCATCGTCTGCAAGCGGCTCGATTGTACCCGTTCCTTGGGCCTTGCTTATAATCTCTGAGGCCTTACCATCAACGCGGCGGGCGCGGATATCTAGCCCGCCTTTATCTACGTGTTCTTTCATCCCCTTCGAGAGATTGCGGTATTCTCTACCTGTAGGTTTGTACCATTCCCATGATGGCGGCGGGATATCGGCAGGTCTTGGGCCTTGGGGATAAAAGCTAGAAGTTGCCATTCCATCGCAAACGTTTTCTCCGTTAGCTCGACAACGGAGCATGAATGGGGTTACTCCTTCGTCAATGTCAATGGTGACCGTGTAACCCTTGCACTTCGGGCACGTATATACATTCTCTCTCCCGACTAAGGTTTTAGTTTCCACCACGCGCCTTCTTTCCTTTGGCCTTTACCAGCTTCGCTTCCGGGGATATATCTTCTGGCGGCAAGAATGCAAGAAAATCTTCCATCACTCCGGCGTCGATCTCGGTTTCTTTTTCCTCTAGTTCTTTAAGCCACATCGCAATGAATTCCTTGCGGGACATCGGCGGAGCTTCTCCCGGCTCAAGCTGCTGCTCTCTTGCCTTGCTGCCAATAACGTTGATCGCCGATTCCGGGCCACGGGCCTGAAGGATGACGTTTACTTCCCACTGCGCCGAATATCCGTAGAAGGAAAGATTACCCGATGAGAAGTCAGAATTGCGGAGCATGGACTGTTCGATCTCCGCCATGAGTTCCTGCTTGATTTCGTCGCTGGTGATCTTGGGCTTTCCGTAGGCCATTTACATCCTCGCCAGATGCAGAATGCGGAGAATTTTCTGCACAGTTTCATCGTTCAGGTCATTGACAGCCTGTTCGATCTGCTGACGTTCTCTCTCGTTGGCCCATCGCCTTTCGGTAAGAGACTTACGCATGCTCTCAATGATGGGGTTTACTTCTGGAGCGAACGCGCCAGTTCCCATGGATTGCGAATTCTGTTTACATTCATCCTGCGGCCTGATTCCGCGAATTGGTTCCTTCTCGTTCATTTTTGTTTTCCTTTGTGTCTAACGTTGGACTTTCGGTTATCGAACTCGTTCTGAACTTGCATGAACTTTTCCAGATGTCTCCGCTGCGGCGAGTGCGCCCCCGATTCCATCCGGCTCACCGTTACCTTGCTCACTCCCAAAATCTCAGCAAATGCGTCCTGCGTCTTTTTCATCCGCTTGCGAAGCCTCCGGCAATGGAGCGGAAAATCCATTCGCAAAAGATCGAGAGCGGGGTTCGGTAGAATTTTCAGCTTCCTCTTCGCCGGGGCTTTGTACCACCACACATGCCGAAACTTCGGGTTCCCGCAACGCCTCGGCAGTTCCCCGGTCGATGCCGTCCAACTTACACGGCATATCCGGCACATGCAACGCAGCTCCCCGTTCACTACTCGCACCCATGGGGACAGGGCAGCGACCATGGATTTTAGCGACCCTGAACCTGCGGCATTCTTTTTGTCCCGCTTCGTCCCAGTCCGCCGGTTCCCACTCGTCGGGGATATACATGTCGCACCTGCCATAGATATTATGGTATCAAACTACAAGTAATTGTCAATATAAAATAAAAAGGGGCGGATGAGTAAAGATTTTCCGCCCCGGCTTCCGGTTGGGATGAATATAGCATAAGTCTAACGTTGGACTTTCTTCCACACGGATTTATATTCCGCCAGCCGTCCAAGACGAATCAGTATTCTTCTTTGCGTTGGCCAATGGAGAGTAAACCAGTTCACGGAGATAAACCACGGTCTCATACTCGCTCATCCAAAAAAACAATTCCGTCCTGCACCCCGAGATACACGCAATCCAGCTTCATGTTTTCCCTGAGCCACGACCGTAACTGCTCCGCGTGTTGTTCCGATTGCCCCGCCAGCCCGGAACGAAAAGGTGTGAACTGTTGCGGAAGATCGGTCTTGATGAGACCGCCATCCCGTTTCCTGATGTTCATTTTCATGTCTTTCCTCTTTGACTCCCTTATGGCCTCATGTTTTTTCCACAGGTCTCCGGTTGAATGGCCTAACTTCCACGTTCGTAAAAGCTCTGGCGATATTGTGTCGTCAAACTCGTAACGGTCAAAAATCAAAGTATGCGGGGCCGGTTTCCCGCGTGGGTCTTTCTTGTTTGCGCACCCGAAAGGGCATTTCTTCCGGGTCGGGGGATACATGTCCGACCCCTGGTACCTTCCCGATGCTATTTCCCGGTTACAGCAGGACAGACGAAAAATGGCGATATTACTCACTGCCGGTACTCGTCACTGTCGTCAATCCGGGTCTCGCCGGACTCCGTTTTCCGCTGCCTTGGCTTGTCCGTCTCTTTTGGCTTGATTCCGTCCACTGGAGGGACGGAATAGGGCTCTTTCTTCTCCTGAAGTTTTTCCACTCCCATACCTTCTCCTGATGTTAGGCGTTTACTGTCTGCCCGTTTTTGGGAGTCTAGCATTTCCAGCTCTGAATTTCTCTGTGGAAATTTCTGGCCACCATTCCACTTGGAACTCCGGCACTTTCTTGAAGGACACTGATTTGGCGGGAATTTTTTCCCTCGCTCCGGCAACCACTCATGCCCGCACACGTCACACTCCAGAACATCGGTACGGGTTATGATCGCCATTAATCCTTTTTCTCTTTCTCGATCTTTTCAATAGTTACTTTTATGGTTCCATACCGTTGTAGGAGTTCAAAGAAGTCTCCCGTAAACCGGAGTCCAGCCATCGTTAGAGCGCCTCGGAAAAATTCCCCGTGCTCTTTAAACGTGAACGTCTTTTCAAAGTTTATGGCCTTGTGGTTTGTGCCCCAAATGGCATCTTGTTTCTCTTCGGAAAATCCTCTCAAGATAGCCCTCTGTAATTCCCCACCGTTCGTGTTGCAGTCATTTTCCGATTTCCATGCTGGGACTATAGGCTCTGCCACCATCCTTAACTTCCAATCACTCATATTCTAAAGTCCTTTTTTATCTATAAGTACATCGTACACTTAGTACATGGTACCGTCAAGTACATGGTGCAAAGAAAAGTACAGTGTACAAAATAGTATTGGTAAAAAATGGGGAATGAAATTTAAAGGAAAGTATTATCCACCGCCCCTCGCGCCTCCCCCATCCGGACAACGTAAGTGTGAGACAGGACGCGGAACCCATCAGCCGTCAACACGCGCCATCACTTGCGACACCACGCCTACCCCTACCCCCTTGCATCCTGCCCTTACCAACGCGTCTCCTAGCTGCCCCCTCTGCCTCTCCGTGAGCTTAGGTCTTCTAGGGTTCGACCGCATTCCCGTTGCCTTGCCTCTAAGACATTCCGCACTGTCTCCCTTGCCCGGTATGCGTCCCTTGCGTGGCTGTGCATCGCGCCATGTGGCCGTAAGGCACAGGAGGCATGAGCATAAAGGATGATGGTTTCCCTCAGAGTCTAACGTTGGACTCATCCTCTGCTTTACCTTCACCATCCCCTTGTCCGGCCTGCCTGACACACTCTTCCTGGGCCGGTTCCACAAGGCGGAGCGGCACTTCTGTGAACCGCACCGTTCGGGCACTTTGTTGCCCTTTAGCCAGCAGAATCCGCATACATCGCACTGCCAGCAGTCTCTGGTGCATTCACCCATTGGCTTGTTGTTGCCGTTCTATCGGCACCGTTACCGCTCGACATTTCCAGCACTGCTCAGGGTTGTACCGTAAGTCCAACGATAGCCTCTCTGTCATCCGCTCGCCCATCTTAACTCCGCATCTCTTGCATATCAGATCGACGGTCATAGGTGTTTACCTCCGTCGCATTATGACACATTCCTCCTAAGGTCATTTCTAGGTGTCTTTCGCTCTTGACACTTCCACACGGTTTGATAACATGCGTATCGAGGTGAGAGAGATGAAGAGAAAGAATAAGGGGAAGGGGATTAACTCCTCAACCTCGCAGTCGCATCCGAATCAACCACAATGCACGGTGCCTGTGAAGCCGCTGGCTCCTTATAGGTTTAAGAGAACGCCCGAGATTGACCGTCAGTTACCGGTCCTACTTGAGTACATTCAGTCAGTCACAAAGCCAGAGTTCATCCCAAAAGAGATTGCATCCGCTTCAACCATTCTTTACGCCATTCAAGAAGGGCTTGTTTCTCGTAATGGGGATGTCTTCGAGATTGAATCATCTTTAACCCTTGCTTCGCTTACGGATTCCGGAGCCAACTGGAATCCCGTGACCATCTTTGATGCCCGCGATAAAGACGTGCAAGACAAGGCCGGAAGACTCCATATGGTTCGTCTTTATCCCGATGGATGGAAAATAGGCCAACATGAGGGAATGGACGTTTGGCAGGCAGTCCGACTGCTTAACGAACTCAATGCCTCAATCGTTTAACTCACCACGGCCCTAGGCCGCAAGTCCACAAGAAACGGAGAATTTATGTTGCATACTTCAGAACCTTTAACCCTTGAGCAGATCGCCGTCCGCGCTCCATCGGCCCTTGCCCACAGCCCTCACTCCAGCCGTAGCGAACGCTACGCTTACATTCCTACCATTGGCGTAATAGAAGCCATGCAGAAAGCCGGTTTCTTTGTGTTTGAAGCCAAACAGTCTTCAGCACGTTCGGAAGACAAACGGTCATTCACTAAGCACATGATCCGCTTTCGTCACTCATCCCAGATTTGTCCTATAGCCGTTGGCGATGCGCTGCCAGAGGTCGTACTCGTTAACTCTCATGACGGTTCTTCGGCCTATCGGCTAATGGCCGGAATCTTTCGCTTGGTTTGCTCAAATGGCATGATCGTGGCCGATTCCATGCAGGATTCAATTTCCGTCCGGCATAGCGGGAATGTGATTGATGCCGTTGTCGAAGGTTCGCAGCGGATTATCGAGCAGATCCCGCAAACCCTTCATGCCGTTACCCGCTGGTCACAGTTGCAGCTTACCGATGGTGAGCAACTTGCCTTTGCGGATTCCGCCCGTACCCTGCGGTTTGGCGACTCAGAGGGCAATGTTGATACCCCTATCACAGCAGAGCAGTTACTCCGCTCTCGCCGCGCATATGACTCCGGCCCTGACCTCTGGAAGACCTTGAACCGCGTACAGGAAAACGTCATCCGTGGCGGAATGAGGGCATACGGCAGAGACGCCAATAACCGCCGCCGTATCTTCTCGGCCCGCGAAGTCAAAGGCATTGACCAGGACGTGAAACTCAACAAAGCCTTGTGGCAATTGGCGGAAAGGATGGCGGAACTAAAATCAGCATAGATCGAAACGGCCATGAGGCCGTCCGCGTGTGAATCACGCGCTGATGAGATCAGAAAAGGAGAACATATGGAAGAGAAACTGATTTGCATGATTAACAGCGAAGTCGGCAAGCTGCGCGAGTCCCTGAATGGCCTGACTGATTCACTTAACGACGGCTCGGTTAACGGCGCTATCGGAGCGATAACAGGAGAAGAATCCACTATTGCCGAACTGATTTGTATGCTTCGCATTCTCAGGGAGTGTAAGTGACCTCAACTCGACACTTCAACCGATGACCGCCGAAGGATGATTATAGCACTTTTACTAGGGCTTGACCTAGCTCTTTTGGCGGTCACCATATCCATCTGTAATTAGGAAAGGACACGCAAATGTTCATACCAGATGCCAGCTTGCCACCTGTACGGAAAGAAGATTCCAGCCACTTTCTTCTTTACCCTACGGCTACCGGAATTTCCATTCTCCCGCTTACCGGCTTCGGCGGAGTTTGGATGTCAGAAGTGCTCGGGAAAGACTCGGAAGTCCTGGTCACCCGAGATGCCGCCGCTTGCTTCATGCTGGAGTTGTACGCGGCAGAATCAAGTCCAACGTTAGACTAGGTTATGGCGCGATGCGCCAGAGAGGAAATGATAAATCATGAGAGTATTCGGAAACCTAACGAATAGAATTCAAGAGAGTCCATCTCCGGTTGTACCTGAGGTCGGCATGGGATGCACAATCCTGATGTACTCCGACCGCCATGCTGCTACCGTCGTCGAAGTCAAGAGTCCTAAGCTGATAGTTATCCAGCAGGACACGTCTACCCGCAAAGATAACAACGGTCAATCAGAGTCCCAAGATTGGGAGTTCTCTCCAAATCCAAACGCGAAACGGCAGGAAGTCTCGCTTCGGAAGAAT